TTGAAAGTTTCATATATCATTTATTCTACAATTATTTTTCTAAAAAACTATTATTAGAATATGTCGGATATTTTTCTGTTATACAAAAAAATATAAATAAAATAATTATAGAAAATACGGATTCTTATTCAATAGATACATATATTTATATAATAAGATTTATTGATATTATAACACTAAATGTAGAATTAAATATTAATATAAATAGTATAGATATTCAAAAAGAAAGAGACATAAAATTATTATATGATATTATATGGGTTTCTGATAAATTAGAAAATGTATTCATAACAATAAAGCATAACTGTTATGATAAAATTCATGAAACAAAAAATAAATGTAATACATGCAATACGCATATTGGAACATTATTTATACATAAATGTGTTAATGTAAAAGCAAAAAACTTTAATATAATTTTTGGAAATTAAAATATAGCTATTCATTAAAATATAGATATTCATAATTCGTTTTTGTATATTATATTATTCATTAAAATATAGCTATTCATAATTCGTTTTTTGTATATTATTCATTAAAATATAGCTATTTATAATTCGTTTTTGTATATTATATTATTCATGAATATAATTCGTTTTTATATTCATAATAGTTAGTCTTATATCTTCTGTTGATATTATTTCTAATAACATCATAGCGAATGAATCTTTATATTTATAAATAGTCTCATGGGACCAGTTTTTCTCATGTATATATTTTTTTAATATTATACTATGAATATTTTCTATATATTCTAAAATTTGAGCATCATATATTTCTACTTCCCATAATGGTTTAAATATTTCTGCTACTATATTTTTTTTATTATAATATTGCATTATTCTTTCTATCATATTATACCCTAAATCACTTACTATATCTTGAATAAAATTAATATCAAACATAAAGGGAATTTGTTTTTTATTAATTTTATTATATATATTTATTGTATCTTGCTTATATACTAACTTATAATCCAAATTTACTATAGATTCATCTAAGTTATCTTTAAATGCCAATAATATATAAATAATAAAGATTTTCGATATATCATAACTATCGCATTCTATTATTAAATAATCTTCTATATATTTTATAAATATGATTTCTATCAAATCATAAGGCAATTCTTTTATAGATAAATATAGCATAAATAAATTACCATAAATATCTGGAAATATAGATAATTTTGTGCCAAGTAAATATTTAGGATAAATATGAGATAATTTTTCTTTGACATTGAATTTAGAATTAATTTCTAATGACAATTCTTTTTTTTCGTATTCCATAATTTTCATAATAACATAATTAAATCCAATTCTGTTTTGAATCAATTCTTCAACACTCATTTTTTAATATTAATATAAATTCAAAATTTAAGCAAAAAATAAAAAAGATATTTTGGTCTTTCTCCGGTCTAGTCTCAACTATAAACCAAATCACCCAACAATACCCCGGGGTAGCCTCCCCTCTTGAAGTTTGGTTAGCCGTCGAGCTCTTGGAACTTGAAATCCACCCACATCTGAATCTCGAACTGCTGCATGAACCGATAGAACACCAGTTCAACCAACATGTTCTCATCCGTATCGAGAGGAACCTCAATGTCATTGCCTTCCTCGTCAATCGAATACTCCACCTTCAAACTCTCCATTGCAGTAAGCAAGAAGAAAGCTGATGGAGTAAGGGATCTCAAAATGAGCAGCAACACGTCGGTGTTCATGTGGATTCTTCTGTAGCCAAGAATGGAATCGGCGAAGTTCTCGTCGTGCAGGTAAAGTCTTATACGACCCCACAAGACAGAGTTCTTGAGTTCGCGCAAGGCTAAGCTCATAAACGCAGGAGAAACCTCGCGCTCGACCTCGAATTCAATTCCATAGATTCTACACGCTGACTCGACATGTCCCACATCGTTATTCTCGAGGTTGATTCTGAAGGAATCCTCATGGTCTTGAATATACAGCATAACTGCAATCTCAAGAATCCTGATCTCATCTTCATCAACAAACTCATAGTCTGGGACTTCGGATTCAAAGAACTCAGGAATTTCTTGGTCAAGAGCAACATGAAAATTTCCACCATACATCAGAGAGACGAACAGAGGGAGAAGAGAGCTTCCAAACATTGTTTTTTTTTTGCGAAAGTTTTTTTGTGAGGGGGTTATTGTACGGTAACTGATTGGCAAGACCTGTTATCCGTAAATAGCACATAGAATTTCATTTTTTTATGAGTTATTTTATTAAAAAAATATATTTTAAAAAAAAAGACATTTTGTTCTCTTTCCAGACTAGTTTTGCAACTAAACCAGATCACACAACAATGTCAATCCACCACTAATATAAATTATATACTTATACTAATTATAGTTAGAAACACAGACACATATTTTTTTGACTTTTTTTGATTTTTTTTCAAAACAGCACAAACAAACACGATATATATTCTAAGTATAGCATACATGCACCCTCCCTTCTCCTGTTAAGAGTTAGAAGAATACACATATGGGGTCCCTGACTGCATCATCTAAAACGGATACAGTCTTCCTCAAGGAGCTCAATCATTGAGCTAATCTCGACCAACATTCTTTCGAATGTAACGAGTTCAGCCACCACATCCACGACTCTGGGCTGTGGCTCAACAATATTCTCACGAGGTCTTTCAAGCTCGGGATGCACCGGAAGATCTCGGACTGGTTGAGGGGCTTCAGCAGGAACATTGATGGGTCTCAGTTGAGTTGTTTCCAACCCAAACCACTGAATTTCCCATGGTTCAGGCGGTTTCTGTTCAAAAACACGCCCATACTCAAGCGAGAGGGGAGGGGGGCGAGTTGGGACCCTTGGTTGAAAGAACCCTGGTGCAGGGATTTCCATGAGCGGATGAGGGGCACGCTCAGGAAGCTGGGCTGGAACCCTAGGTGGCACGGAAACCGGCAAAGGAGCAGGCTGGTCGGTGAAGACAAGCTCAATCTCAGGAGGACGAAGCGTCATGTCCATCTGAGGCTCAAGAGAAATATCCTCTTCAGGCTCTGGTGTCCCAGGGAAAGGCAATCCAGCAAGAAAATGCGCTTCAATCTCAACAAGAGACATCATTTCGTAAGTTCTTTTCATTTGAATGAGAGTGAGGGCTTTGAGGATTTTTTGTGAGGGGGGAAATGTGGACAACAAACAGGGCTTGTTATCCGTTAATAGCACATATAATTTCATTTTTTTATAAAATAAAAAACGTTTTTTTTTTGTTCTTGTTCAAGTCAGCCTGCCAGCCTACATCTTGAATAAGATTTTTTTGTTATTTTCTCCGAGTCAGCCTGCCAGCCTACACCTCGTTAACAGTTTAAACGCAGCAGTTCAGAAAGCCCAGCTATATTCACTATACAATTCAGATTCTAACCATCTTTCGTTCGCATCAAAATGGATTTTGAAATTGAATTGATTGAGGTATTTTTCCAACCTGAAATCTGAGCATCTTGGTCCGTGAAGCAAGGGTTCAAATCCTGTTTCCAAGTATGGGGTTTCGTCATCTCTGAGCAACAAAAGTTTCACAATTGAAACTGGTGCAATGAAGTTCAGAATCAGCAGAAGATACCACGTATTCATCAGAACAATACGCTGACGCAGGACGGTTTTGACCACATCCACATCATCTATGTATGGGATGATGTCATTCCACATAGGACCCATCACCAGTTCTTCCACTGCGTCAGCCAACCATCCATCAGGAATTTCATCCATCAAGAACATCAAATCTTTGATGTACTTATGCAAGTTCGGGTGAGGGCGGTATCGAATAACCCTCAACCCGTTTTTCACCTTCACCCTCTTGATAGAAAAATCTATTCTGTTGATACGGATGAAACAGAGAATCGCAATCTCAAAGATTCTTGCATAAAGGGCATTGCAGGCGTCCTCGACGACGGGTTTCGCAAACATGATTGAAAGGTCAGCTGGAAGTTCAGCAGTTGCCCTTCTGATGCTCGTTGCAGTCTTCTTGATGTTCGAAGAGGCATTGAGAATGCGGCAATGCACAGGCGAAAGGGACAAGCAAAGACCGGAAATAAATGCTGTAGTCATTTTCGAAGGGGTAACCAAAACAGGGTATAAAACGCTATCTGATCTAAATAATGAATATTAAATCATTTTTTTAAATATTCTATTGTTTATATACCCTGTTGTTTATATTTTATTAAAAAAATAAGGATGATATTTTATAAATATCATACTATTTTATAAATTTAATATTATTCTATAAATTTCATAATATCATCCTTATTTATATTGCTAAAATCTGTATAATTTTTATCAAATTGATTACTTAATTTATGTAATTTTTTTTGGAAATCATAAGATGATAAAGTTCCTCCATATTGTATTAATTCAGTATGGGCAGGGGCAGGATATATTTCATCAAATTTATATCCAGTAAATATTTCACATACTATTTTTAACATTGAAATCTTATTATTTCTTTCTGAAAGGTCTTTAGTATATACATTAATATATCTCCTTACACATTGAGGACTGCAAAAAACACCATTTGTTGTAATTGTTATTTTTTTATATCCAGAAGGAGAAATAGCTTGGGGTTCAAAATAAGGACGTCCTTTAAATAATCTAGTGCAATTCCAACATGCTAAATTAGTAGTTTTTGGATGGCTTTCCAAATCAGTAAAAGAAATAGGAATTTTATCGTATCTCTGGTATTCTGTATTATCATTCAACAATCTATCGGCAAAAATATCATCTATTTTTTTACAATCTCTTTTATATACACCAGGGAGAAATAAAACCCCATCTATAGATTGTTTTTTTGCACTTTTAATTTTATTCATTATATCAATAAAAATTATTATAATTTTAAAATACTATTATAATACTTATTTATATTACTTTTTATAGTATAATATAAAATGGATTATAATGATTTTGATTGGGACCAAAAGATAATAAACGATATATTTATGGATATTAATGTAGAATTGAATAAACCATTATATAAACCCGTTTATAATCCCATTTATGTTTCAGACCCAATTGATGTAGTTCCAAAAGAAAGTAATAAAAAGGAAACTACACAAAAAGAGAATACAAAAGAAAATATTCAGAACAAAAACATGCAAAATAATATATTAGATACACAAAATGACACCTTAGATACACAAAATGAAGTAATTTATAATAAATTTCCAGATGATGAAATAATGGGATTTAAATTTCCATATAGTAAAAAATTCTATATAATATTGTCCTTTATATTATTTTTAATATGCATATATATGTATAATATGATTAGTAAATATGATACAATGCTTTTATTGATTTTACAGAATAGAATATAGTTTTTTTCAAAATACAGTTTTTTTCAAAATACAGTTTTTCTGTAGAAAATACAGTTTTTCTATAAATAATACAGTTTTTTTCAAAATACAGTTTAAAAAGTGAAATATTTATATATAATAAACATGGAATTCAGAGAAGTAGATGGAATTAAGATATATTCAGGAACTACTAATGAAATAAGAAATAAGCATATAAAAAATATTGCAATATTGAAATCAAAAACATTTACAAGTTATTTTTCTAAACTTAACCCATCTACTCTAACTGCACAAGGAATGTTAGAAGGAATTTTATTTGAAGAAGAAAAATTAATAAAAGAATTAACGATTCCAGATAATGAAATACAAAAAATAGGTTGTAATTATGGAGAAATACTTAATCCTAATTATGAAATTCCTAAACCTATTCAAAAGTCCGGTAGAGGTAGAAAACCAAAACCTAAAACAAAATCAAAAAGAAAAACACAAGGAACAGGTGCATATTTCAGTAGTCAAATTACATTTCAAATAAGAAATCCTGAAAATAACATTAATTATAAAATAAAGCTATTCAGAAATGGAAAGTTTCAGGTTCCGGGAATTAAAGACCCTTCTATGTGTGATTTAATTTTACCTATTAAAATATTAAAACAATATTTAGAAAAAACATTTAACAAGGAAATATGCATAATGGATTTTTCAGCAGTTATGCGAAATTATAAATGCAAATTGTTAAATGAAAATTTATATGTTGATTTAGAAGAACTTGAAAGAATAATAAACAAAGAAAAAAAACAATCAAAAATTAAGCCATATATAAATTATCTAACTGAATTTATTCCCGATAAATTCAAATTAGAACTCAAAAAATATATAGGAAAGACTAATATTCTTAATATAGCAGAATTGACATATAATAATGATAGATGTTTTTCATTAAACATTAAATTCTATAGACCTATGCCTGATGATAGAGATAAAAAAACCACAGTTAAATTGTTAAAGAAAGGAAAAATCAATTTCGATGGCGGAAATTCTGAATTTGAAATTGAAGAATTATATTATTGGCTTCAGCTAATTTATATTAATAATCCAAGCATAATTGTAGATGTAGAAAAAATAAAGAATGAGTATAATAAAGAAGAAATAGAAAAATTGCTACTTAATAGTAGTGATTTTATCTATGAGTAACTGTTATTATAAATTAACTCTTACATAAATCAAATGCTGATTTACTCAACTCTTAAATAATATCATATTTTACAATCAAATCTACGAAAATATAGCTTCCCGTTAAAAATAATAATTGAAGCATAGTTCCATTAGATGTTGGAGTTCCCATATATACTGCATTATTAAATCCAACTAGAATATTTTCAACAAAAACATCGCTGAAAATAATTAATCCAATAAAGAAAATAAATAAAGCTACCTTGTAATTAATATTATATAATATATTTCCACTGACATTTACCAAGTCAGTTTTATTATCTTTTTTTTCATCTTCAATCGAGTCTTGTTGAATAGTTTCAGACATTTTTTAATGTTTATATTAATGATTTTATATAAATTCTATAGAAATAACTTCATATTTTCTTTTAATAAATTTAAAGAATTCGATATTAGTATCAATAAATGAACTATTAAACAACCATTTTATTTTATTAGGATTTTTAATATCAGCTGCTAATAATTCCAATATTATATCTAATTTATCTTTTTCTATAATTAACTTATTACCATCGCAATATGACTTAGATTTATCGCATTCATTATAAATATTTGGGAAAGATATATCTTTTGGTTTTCCAATAACTATGAATTTATCAGATAATTTATATAAATAATCTAATATTTCTTCATGAGATAACTTAACTAAATCATGTAATATAGTTCTATCAAATTCAAAATATGATTTATCTATTGAATCAATTAATAATTCCTTATTATGATGAATATTCATATAATTACTAATTTGCTTATTTATTTTTTTCTTATCATCTTCGCACATATCATCTAATAAATTTTTCATATCCATAATATCTTTATTAAAATTTGTTTCTTTTATAGTTTTATATAACTTATCTCGCAATTTCTTATTTCTGTCATTATTGAAAATAGAAATAATATGCAATAATATAATATTGTAAGAATAATATTCATATAATGCATAATCTGTTTTCTGTGAATATTTGAATCCATCTTTTGTTTTATTATTTTTTATATTATCCAACATTTTATTTACACGTGCTGGGTCATAAAGTATTTTAGTTGTTTTGACTTTTTCTATTGATTTAACAGGCTTAAAATAAAAATTTATATTAGAAAATATAAATCCAATATATTTTCCATCATGTTTTAAATAAATTTTAGGTTTGATTATAGGATATATATTATTCTCATTTGTCATAGCCCATTTATTATACATTTCAATTAATTCCCATAATTTTTCATATTCTGGAAAATCTGTTGCTAATTCAAATTTAAGCTCTATATCTTTTTCTATAGTATAATAAGATTCTTCTATTGGAATATATATTTCTTTTTCATAATTAATACTTACACCATAACATAAATTAGCATAGTTTATATAATATTTTGTAATTTTTAGCTTATTATTTTGTGCAAATTTTTTAATGGTATTCAAATTGACTTTTTGTTCATTGTTTCCTAAGAATGTTTTATTGACTACCGATTTTAAAATATTAATTGCTCCACTATCACTATTAAATAACTTTGTATTGATAGCTCCTGTTTTCTTAAAAAGTTCAGTATTAAATAAATATATAGGGTAATAATTGAGCTTAAATTTTATAATTAATAAAAACTTGTGAGTTTCAGGAAACATTTCATCTGGTGTTTTTAATCCAGTTGGTAAAATCAATTCTATCATTTCCTTAGACTTATCTATAAAAAGAACTATACTTATTCCAAAGTAATAAAATGCTATATTTGCAAATAAATCATTCCATGGTATATCTTGTTTTACTAGTGTATTTGAATTTAAGGTCGATAATGTTTCAACTAAATCTTTAACTCCTGAAAAATATAAATTAATATTACCATTTAGCAATATTCTGAATTTATCATTGTCTTTCTTAATTTTATGTATAGCTTGTAATATAAATTCATCTACATTTAAATTTAAACTATTGCAAATACAATGTAAAATTCCTATATTATTAATAGTAGGTATATTTTGTTCTATTCCTAAAATATAATATCCATCAACATTTGTGCATTCTTGGTCTATTGAACCTTCTAGTGAGTAAATATCAAATAATAATGGTTCTAAAGTATTTTCTGGCAATCTAGAAATTCTGCCAAACTCTATATTTTTTCCATAATTTGCAATGTATGTTGAAGTCTTCGTAACATTAAATTTTTCACCTTTATATAAATGCTTTGTTAAACATTCCGAATGTATTTTTTGTTTTTCTATGTTGATATTTTCACCCATTGCCATTTTTTTACAACAAGGAATGCAATAATCTTTTGGATGCTGTTTAATAATAAATTTTATATATGGAAATTTTGAATTTGGACAACTATACCAAACCGGTTTTTGTGTCGTAAAATTCCAATATTTAACAGCATTCTTTTTTTTATCATTAGATAATGTCCCGTATTCAGCATCACTTAATAAAAGAGGCTGATAAGGTTTTTGGCATATTTTGCTATATACAATATTGCTATTATATATTTTTTTAAAATCATATAGAATTGGGTCCTGTAATTTTAAGTTTTTAAGCTTCTTTTCTGATTTTTGAGATGTTGAATTTAATTTCATATGTTTCGTGTTTTCAACATATGTATTTAAAAATCCCATTAGTAAAATGTTAAAATTAAATAATTCCACATCATCTCTAATACCTGATATCTTAAATTTTAATTTGGATAAAACATTTATTACTTCAAATAATCTAGTATTTAAAAATATAGTTTCCCATTTTTGTTTTATTGCAGTGCTAGTTAAATATTGATAATAATTATTAACATTTATATTTTTTTCTATTCTTGTTACATCGAAATTATACATTCCTTTATTAAAAAAATATTCGTAGCCACCTATATTTTCTTTTGGTGTTATTATTCCAATATTTTTATAATCATTCAAAATATTTTTAACTACATTAAACTTTGATTCTAATATATCATCATCATAATAATATGTCATGCTAGTTTCTGTAAATTTAATATTCTTTTTAGATAATTCAATAATTTCATAATCATAATATTTAACTTTCATTCCCCATTTGTTTATCATTTTAATAAGTGGATTAATTTTTTCTATAGATATTTTTTTAATAATTTCAAAATCCATATGGTTTTCTTCTCTCCAATTAGTAAAAATATTATAATTACCATTTTTATAAATAACAAATCTTAAATTTTCATTTGTTTCTTCGTTTAACTTTATTTTTATTAATAATGAATTCAAAGGAATTATATCTTTTGTCTCTTTTTCATTCAAATATGATTTTTTAATTACTACATTTTTATTTTCATATAAAATATTAAGTTTTGCATAACACATATTTTTATCCAATTCTAACATATCAAAAATATTTCTTAAAGATAATAAATTTTCTATGTCTTGAATAATGATATCATTAGATATTACAGTTTCCGTAATAGAACTAAATAAATTATTCATAATTTCTTTATTATTCATTTTATCATAAGTATTCAATAATATTCTATCTTCCATCACTAATTTTTTATATAATTGCTTTTTATTAAAAGCTATATCCGGAAATATTAATTCTAATTCACTTTCATTTTTAACCATATCTGTAAAAAATTGGTATGTAATCATAGGAAAATAAACCATTATGAATCCATAATATATAATATCTAGTTCTTGTTTTGTGATATCTTTATTTTCAAATACGGATTCTAAGTCAAAAACATAATATTCATTAGTTCCATATTTTGTATATATATTTTCTAACAAGTTAAAAGTATCATTTGCCAATATTTTTATACTTTCACGATTCTTATAATACATCATTTCTACAGGTATATTTTCAATTACATCAGATTTTATGTCTCCTTTATAATATGCTATTATTTTTTCAGCATTAACATATTCAGTATGATGTCCTATAATAAAATTATAACTTGCTGGATGAGTTATATTAGTTTTAAACCATAGATGTTGTCTATATACTGGAATATCTGCTATTGCAAATATTTTTTGCTTAAATTTAAATATATCATCTATTGGATAGGCATTAAAATCAAATACAAATTCAAAATCTTTATTTTTTTCTATTTTCACTTTGATTTTTTCTTCATTAGAAACTATCATATCTAAATCTATATCGCCTATTTCATCCATAATGCTTTCATCTAGCATTCCTTCTAAATCTATTTCTTCACCACCTTTTACGGTAAGTCCAATATTATCTAACCATTCACTCCCGAAATAGTCATTAATTATTTTTTTATTATATTTTTTGTTCTCCTCTATAGATATTAATTCCTCTTTTACATCATCCGGAACTGAACCAATAAATATGTAACTTTTAATCCAACGCCCCGTTTTAATATCTATAACACGTAATTTTACTGGGTCATTTAAGAATAACATTCTATATTTAAGGCTATATTTATTTTATATATAAATATGTCATTAATACATAAATTTTTCAATAGACTAAACGCACATGATTACGAAAAAGATAAACTTTTATCAGAGTTTTATAAACTAAACAAGAAATATGATACGCATTTAAGTGTTTCATATATTTCTTACATAACAAGAAATATGGATTATCAACCTTGCGAAAAAGAAGAAAAAATTAAATGTATAACAGAAGATGTTAATAATTCATTAATGGAATTAATAAAAGATAACAAAATTAATAAAAATGAAGGAATAATAGTATTAAGTGAATTTATAAAACAATCATTTATGAACATAAAAGATATTCATTTAGATGATATGGAATATAACCAAGAATTACATGAAAAAAATATAAGTTTTATTTTAAATGAAATCAAGTCTGAAGGTAGGAATTTACCAAAACCAAAAACAAATCAAATATTCCAACAAAGAAATAAATTAATGGAAATTATGAATGATACATATGTAAGATGTGAGCAATTACAGAAAACACATAAAGAATTAGTAGAATACATTTCAAAAGTATGTATTATTAATATAGATGACTTTAAAGCAACAAAAACTATTCAGAATCCTATAAATATAAATTCAATGGATATAGAAATTAATAATACTAACCCATTATGCATGATTTATCAGAATAATAATAAAAATATACAAAATATAAAAAAACTAAAGACAAAAAATAAATGTAAAGTGTCTGTTTTAAATAAAAAACCTTCATATTCTAGCATAACAGATAACCAAATTTATATTTGCTCTGGTTCATGTTTTACTAATGGCGGAAATGCAGAACAAGGAATCTATAATAAAGAAAGCGATTTATATTTAAATTCCACATATAGTATTACATTTAACAATTCAAGTATTTTATATCCTATATTAAATAATTATGTTTTATTATGTCCTAATGTAATATTTTTTAAATCTAGTGAATATAAAATATTAGATATTAAGAAATGGTATAAGATTTCTGTTTTAATTAATCCTGCTCCATTTAGACCAATTAAAGATTTAGATATTTATTCTGATAGTTCTATCGGAGACCTTAAATATGCTTTTTTAGATAAATTATATTCTTGTATCGATATATGCGATGCATTGATTTATGACGAAATTATATTAGATGATTTTGGAGCAGAAGAAAATCAAATACCGATAGTAGATATTTTATATATTTATAATTCTATTATTAAAAAATATAAAAATAATTTCAAATATATAAATATTTGTGTAGAGAATCAAAAAATATATAGTATTATTAAAAATAATATAAAATGAATATTCCAATAACGATATTAATCATAATATTATTGTATATAATTTATAAATCAGGGTATCTTCATAGATTCAAATTAGTGCATAATATAGATAATTTTTTAAATAAAAAAAAGATATGTGATAAAACTAAGTGTTTTATAGTTTCTGGAAAATATGAAAATGATGAAGAAGCTTTTTTATTATTAAGTAAAGTTAATGATTTCTGTATAGAATTATTGAGACATTTAAAAAATAAATATGCAGAATCAAATACTAAAGCAGGAGATTCCGTAAGATTCTTATTAAATAACTATAATCAAGATAACATAGTAGAAAATACCCCTTATAATGATATCAATACTAGTTTTGTTGAAAATAAAGGAAGTAAAATTGCTATTTGCTTACGTGAAAAAAAAACAGGTAAAAATTTATTACATGATATAGAAGATTTAAAGTTTGTTGTTATTCATGAATTGGCTCATTTAATGATTAAGCCATATGACCATGGAAATGAATTCTGGGAACATTTTAAATTTTTACTTGAAGAATCATTATTTATAGATTATAATCCAAAAGATTATAGCAAAGGAACAATAAATTATTGTGGAGTTCATGTAGATTATAATCCCTATTATGATAAAACATTAAATATAGATTATCTTTTTAAGAATTCATAATCTACTGGAACATAGTCATCCATAACACAAACGGTTTTACCATTAATTTCATAAACATCTCCTGATTTGGCTTGTTCAATCGATATTTTAATTATCAAAATATTTTTTGGTTTATTATTAATCAATTGAGAATCAATATTAATTGGATAATTACCATAATTTGAAATATATTTTGCGCCATCATATGTAAATAAATTCATGCGGAATCCTTCATAAATGCATTTTTTTATTTTTTTAATTTCATCTAATCCTTCTTGTAAGTTATTTTTTAACATAGTATTTAAATTATATAGGTTTCTAGGAATACCTAATCCATTATAATAAGGATTCATTCCAAATCCTAGTAATTTATTAATTAATTCATCTCTTATTCCTATTAATTTCACAAATAAGAAATAATCTATACTCCTATCTTTTGTCCATGTTTTTATTATATCAGATTTTAATTTTATTTCATCTATATTATTTCCTACAAATTCCATAAAATCATTCCATAGTAATATAGTTTCAATTAAATCATCTCGTAAAACATTCATAAAAAAATGTTTATTGTTTTCAAATAATTTAACTTTGCTAGATATACCTTTTATAGTTAATTTTTTACTTATTTCTATAAATGATACTAATGTTATTAAATCAAGAATATTTGCTTTATGTTGATATCCTGCAAAAATTATACGTATTAATTCAATATCCGATAATTCAAACTTATTTCCATAATATCCGAACATTGTCGGATTATAGTTATAGTCTATAAACCCTAGACAATATAATTTTTCTATAGAAGATGCTATATGTTCTGAAGTTGGAAATTGCATAAATTCCATTTTGCTTGCTGTAAAATTTGTATCTTGAATTATTTTTACATATCTATTAAATTTATTATTAGTTTCAAATGCTCTATCGCTATCATACGATAATTTTGTATGCGTTTGACTATTAATAATACTTAACATAAGTTTTGTTATATTTGCTTTTAATATTTCGGGATAAATATCACTTTCAAACGATTCATATGCTTCTTTTGTATAACAAGTATAAAAAACGCCTTCTGCTTTTCTACCAACTCTACCTCTGCGTTGTCTGCTAGAAGATTTAGTAACATTTTTATTTAAAATCAAACTGCAATTATAAATAGGATTATATGAAACATCAAATACATAACCAGTATCAATACAATATTTTAATGTTTCAATTGTAATTCCCGTTTCTATAGCATTTGTTCCTACTATAACACGACGAGTTGGTTTAATTCTTTTAATTTCTTTAGATGGGGTTCCGTCTTCATTAAAGTCATATAATGGGATTTCTATGCTATCAATATTAGAAAACAAATTTTTATAATCTTCTTCTCCTTTTTCTATAGTATCAGCAGAAATAACAATTGGGCATAAATAATAATTTTTAGAACCTCCTAATATTGTTTTATCATGATATTCTGGTAATTTACCCAAATAATCTTTTGTTTTTTCTAATCCTTGGTCTAATATTCTATTAAGATAATGAATTTTATTTATTATTTTTTTGGATTGTCCGGCTCCTTGAACGAAAATTAATATATCTCTAAAAATATTATTATCAGTAAAATCATCTAGATTATTAATATGAATATCTGTAACTAATTTTATAGAATAATCAATGTAATTAGTTACTGTATATTTTGCAAAATTATCTTGAATATAAAATGAGCTACCCACAACATCTACAAAAGAATCTGCTTTACATTCGAAATATTTCATATATAATTCTGGGTCAAATGTTCCCGACATAAGAATTAAATATGGGCAATTAGGGTCTTTGTAATTTCTGCTTAGAAAAGATTTCATATAAAATAAAACAGAATCAGTATCAATATTTCTGGTATGGATTTCATCTATTACTATAAAAGAATATTTACGCATAAACTCAACATCTTCTGAACTTTTTAATTGTTGCAATAAAACGCCTATAGTAGCAAATAATAATCCTTTAATTGGTTTATTAACAAATGCTTTTGTTTGATATCCTATAGTATCTCCTAATATCATTTCTTTATTATACATAACAATCTGATATGGAATATCAACGGTTGTTGCTACTGTTGGCTGAGTGCAAATAATATTCTTATCAATATTATGTTTCAAGTTAAATATTTTATATAAATATGGAGGTAATACAGTAGATTTGCCAGTTCCTGTTCCAGACCTTAAAACACAAACTCTATCACCCATTGTTGTTACTGGTAATTCTCTACGTCCTCCAATAGTAGTTCTTTTTTCTAGATATTTTATAATCCAATCAATTGAAGCCATATTTTTAATATCTGCTAATTCTTCTGAAGACATCCACGCTCCAGGTAAAACATATTCTTTTTTTAATAATGTTGGTAGTGACATTGTATATAAAAAATTGAATATTAATTTTATTATATAAAATGCGACACGAAAACCCGTTGCTTACTCACGCAATATATATTGGTAGATATAATATTAATGCTATTTCAGCAAATCCTAATTTAAACCCAAATATGATTACTCGTTTCACGCACCTTGCGTGGAATTGGGAAAATCTATCAATACATAGAAATGTCACATGGCATTTTATTGAATCAAACCCCAATCTTCGGTGGGATATGGAAGCAGTTTCCAAAAACTATAATATAACATTCAAAGAATTCTATGATAGTTTTGAATCGGAGATGTTCCAGAATAACCCAAACTTGGAATGGGAAATGTATTGGGTAGTTCAAAGTCCCCAAATAACATGGGATAATATTAATGATGATTCATTAGGAATTGATTGGTCTGCCAGCGAAAAAGCGGTGCCTTATGTAGGAATTTCATATAATCCAAATATTACATGGCAAAACGTCATGGAAAGAAGGGATATAAATTGGAATTATGAAGCTCTATCTACAAATCCCAATGTTACTATTGAAATTGTCAAAAGCAATCTCAATAGAGAATGGGACTGGCTGGAATTAACCGAACATAAGAATATTACTACCAAAATGATTATGGAAAATCCAGATTTGCCATGGGAATTTGAAGACAGACTAACTGGTAAGCAACCGATTGATATAGAATATATTTATTTCTGCATGAAGAAACTAGGGCATAATCTGCCTTGGAATTGTATCAGTAGTAGTAAATATATTACATGGGATGTTATTGTTGCTAATAATCTTCCATGGGATAAAAAATCTGTATCATCAAATATTAATATCACATGGGAAATTGTGTGTAATAATCCTAATTATGGATGGGATTTTGGTATGCTATCAGCTAACCCCAATATTTATTGGGATATAGTTGTTATCAATTCAAATCTTCCATGGGATTTTGGCAAAATGTCATCCAATCCTAATATAACAGCTGGTATAGTATTTAGTAATTATGGGCTACCATGGGACTTCGAAGCCATAAGCGCAAACGAGTTTTGCCATCACGAGTTCTTTGTGTCTGAACAATACAAGAAAACACTAGTGAAAAGGTTTATGAATATCTGCGGTGAGAAACTCATACAAGCAGCTTGCCATCCGTCAAGAATAAACTACTGGCATGAGGATGCAGTAGGCGATTACGGTGAGTTTTAAAATATTAGTTAGTTAAAATAGTTTAACGAAACTAAAAAAATAGTTTAACGAAACTAAAACATAGTTTAATAATATTAGTTAAGCTATGCTTAACAAACTAAATAATATTTTTTTTAAATTTGAATTATTTATAATAATAAAAAATGTTTGAGAATAAACTATTGCGGGATATTGTTAGTCAAAATATATTATCTGATTATGAATACAATATATTATCATGTAATCCTAATTTAACATGGGGAATTATTAAAGATAATTTGCATATTAGATGGGATTGGAATGCTCTTTCTATGCATAACAATATTACTTTTGACATTATTAAAAATAATTTGGATTTATGTTGGAATTGGTATTATATTTCCAATAATCCAAATATAAATTGGGATAATATATCTAATAATCTTGATTTACCATGGAAATGGAAATATATTTCAGACAAAAAAATAATAACTATGGATATTATAAAAAAATATGATTACATACCATGGGTATGGAGTTCTATATCTAATAATAAAAATATAAATATAGAATTTGTAAAAGAAAATTTAGATAAAAAATGGGACTGGGAAATTCTTTCTAAAAAAATTCATATAAAATCTATATTAAAAAATCTAGATTTACCATGGAATAAATTATTAATAATGTTAAATAGAAGTGTAAATGATAAAATAATAGATAAATTACCAGAATATGGAATTAATATTAATTATAAGGTATTGTCTAATAATTTAAGTATAAGTATGGAATATATTATTAAAAATAAGGATAAACCATGGGATTGGTATAGTCTTAAATATAGAGATGATATTACAATTGATATTATTAAAAATAACCCAGAAATTTCCTATTGTTGGAGTTCATTATCTATTATTTTAAAATGGGATATTATAAAAAATAATCCACAATTTCCATGGAATTATTCTTGTATTAGTAGAAATACTAATATTACAATAGATAATGTTTTAGATAACATAGATAAACCATGGGATTGGGAAGCATTATCAGAAAATATTAATATGGATAATAAAAGCATACAGAAAACTAATAAATGGAAATATCCTAATTTATTTCTAAATCCTAATTATAAAAAAGATAAAATCTATAATACTGAATTTATATATAATTATGCTATGAACCCTAATTTAAAATATGAAGATATAGAATTAGTTAATAAAAATAATATAATATATAACCAATTCTATTATAACCCATATTTTACATCTGAATTTTATAAAAAAAAACTAGTTAAGAAATTTATGAAAAAATGTGGAGAACAACTTATCGCAAAGGCATG